AATTAGAGTGGATTGATATAGAAAGATATACAATGGGGGAGTGCAAAGTGCTTCCCCATTTGTTTTGGGAGATGACCATGGCTGAATTAGATTTTGTGTGGTATGGCTATAGACACGAAGAAGAGCAAAAGTGGGTTAGGACTAGATGGCAAACAACATTGCTGATTAATATTCAATTACCAAAAGGTAAAAAGGTCAAACCACAAGAGCTTATTGAACTAGACTGTGATACTCGTAACTTTGTAAAGCAAAGAGTAATGACAAAAGAAGAACTCGAAGCAGTAATTAAGAAATATGAAAATGTTAAACCTATAGTATAATGTCAGATAATCAAATGGTTAAGATAGTCTTTGATTTTGATTTAGGCAATGTTCCTGCATCAGCTAAGAAGTTTTCTCAGTACCTAAAAGATATTAATGTTAATTTAGAATTTACTAAGAAAAGTGTTGAAGGTGTTGGAAACTCTGTACAACAAACTGCACAAAAAATAGATAATGCTAGTAATTCTGTTAAAAAATCAAATCAGCAATGGACTAATTTTGCATTAATATTACAAGATTTACCTTATGGATTTAGAGGTATTCAAAATAACTTACCTGCCGTTATTGGTGGAATAGCTGGTGCTGCTGGTCCAATATACTTATTAAGCTCTGCCGTAATTGCATTTTTTACTGCCGTAGATAATGGTATGATTAAATTCGGTAATAGTACAAAAACATCCGAAGGATATTCTAAATCTTTTGCATCTACATTAGCAGAAGAAACCACTAAAATGGATTCTTTGTATAGAGTTTCTACTGATACTAATAGAAGTATGTCAGATAGACTAGAGGCTGCTAAAGAATTAAAAAAGGAATATCCAGGTTTATTAGACAAATATTCAGCAGAACAAATAGCACTTGGAAATGCAAAAGATGGATATATAGAATTAACTAAGATTATTTCTATGTACGCTAAGGCTAAGGCTGCTGAAAAAATGATAATAGATATTACTGCCAAATCTTTAGAGAATGAGTTTAAGATAAATAAAATAATAGCTGATGCTGGACCTGAACCTAGAAGATTTCAAGGTAATAGAACAACAAGTGCTTATTTATTATATCAAGCTAAAATCTTTAATCAAACAAAAGATTTAAAAGAAGAACAAGCACAATTATCTATAGAAAATCAATATTATAATAAAATATTAGATGATAATGTAAATGCCATGTCTAGGCTAAGTTCTGCTCAAGATAATGGTAAAAAGAGTAATAAAAAATTAGAGGATAGTACAATAGGTTTATTAAGAGCAAAACAACAATATTATAAAGATGATGTTATAATGTATGCTGCTTATGAACAAGAAATTTTAAAAAGAGAAGAAGGTCTAGCTATAAAACAAGCACAATTAGATGGAAAAAGTGCTAGTGATATAGAGAATATTCATAAAACTTATGAACAATTAAGAATAAACTCGGCAGAAGTTGCAGGTAATAAAATATTAGAAGTACAAAAAAAGCTAGGACAAGAAGAAGGTAAAGAATTAGAAAAAATAGCTAAAGAAGCTGCCGATGCTGCCAAAAAAATAGATGATAGAAATTTACAAAATTCACTTACTGCATTAAAGCTTGAATCAGAAGTGGCTACAAAAATAGCTAACTCAGGTGGAAAAGCTACTGCTGGAGATAGAATTAAAATATTAGAAGATTATAAGAATAAATTATATGATTTAGCATCTGTAGGGGGATATACTGCGGATCAATTTGATAAGATAAATGATGCTATAGTAAACGTAGATGCTGCCATTGCTGGTTCAACAGATAAAGTAAAAGATTTTAAAGTAAGTTGGACTGAAACAATAAATGGTATCAATGGTGTTATAATGGATTTTATTAATAATTCCATGTATGCTTTAGGCGAATCAATAGGAAAGTCTTTAGCAGGTGAAAATGTAGATGCAATAAATGTTTTTGGAAACTTATTAGCAGATGCTTTGCAGTCAATAGGTAAGCAATTAATAGCTTTTGCTACTGCATCGTTATTTGCATGGGCTTTATTAACTACTAATAATCCAGTTACGGCTGCATTAGCATTAGCAGCAGGTATCGCAGCAGTTGCAGCAGGTGCAGCAATGAAATCAAATTTATCAAAAGGTAAAGGTGGTCATAATACAGCAGGATCAGTTAATTCTAATCCTACAAAGAAATTTGCAAATGGTGGTATTATTAGCGGACCAACTTATGGTTTAATGGGAGAATATCCAGGAGCCAAATCAAATCCTGAAGTAGTAGCACCATTAGATAAACTTAAAGATTTAATGGGAGGCGGAAATGGAGGTACATTCTTATTAAGGGGACAAGACTTACTTTTGTCTGTAAATAGAGCACAAAAGGCATCAAATCTTAAAGGACAAAACATTAGTTTAGCATAATGGCATACGGATTAAGATATACATTAACTCAAAAACTTCGTAACGAAACAACTTTAATTGTTAAGATTTACGATGATGGTTATACTGGAAGTATCAAAGAATATACTCCAACCAAAATATCATTAGTTCCAAATTCAAATGAGGAGGATCCGATTGGATGTATTATATCATCTCAGTTAAATGTTTCTTTTATAGTTTCTACAGAAGATGATTATGCTAATTTTCCTGATTTGCTAAACGCTAACGATAGAAGGTATTATGTAGAACTTGTAAATGTTACTGATACTACTAATATAAAATGGAAGGGATTTTTATTTAATGATTATATAAATATTGGTTATAGTACAGGTATACAAGAAGCAAATTTTGTTTGTATAGATGCTTTGTCTTATTTAAAATATACCAAGTATACTTCTTTGCAAGGAAATATAAACGAAACAACAAACCTAATAACTGTAATGAATACAATACTAAATAGTATTGGATATCCAAATTACACTTATTTGTATTCTTGTTGTTCTTATTTTGCAGAAGGAATGCTTGATAGAAGTACCTCTACAGATAATGAACCATTTGTGCAAACATTTCAATTTAGAAGAGATTTTGTTGGTTTAAATTACTATATAATATTAGAAAATATTGTTAAATCTTTTGGATGTAGATTATTTCAATATCAAGGAGATTGGTGGATTATGTCTATAAATGAAATTGCAGGAACTACAAACTACTACACAAAATACTTATTAGGAAGTGTTGTTTATTTAACAGGTTCAGGAACTATAACTACAGGAATAGATATTGTGCCATATTCAAATGGAGCAATTCATTTTATAAATAATAGTCAAAACAAAATAATCAGAAAAGGTTATTCTAGGGTAAGAGTCACTTCTCCATATAACTTTGCTAGTAACTATATAAATAATGGTGATTTTAAGCAAACAACAGGATTTCATTCTGCACCAACAGGTTTTACATCTACTTTAACTGGTTCTGCATCTATTACTGTTTACGAATATTCTGATGACTTATTTAATGATGTTAAACTACAACAATCAGGAACTGATGTATCATTGTTTCAAACGACTGGAACTATAAGTTCTCCTCAGTATTTACCAAAAATGGGTGATTATAAAGGAACTTTATCTTTTAAATACAATTTATATTCTACAATAGGATATGGAACAACAGGAATATGTAAATTATTTGTAAGGATGTTTGTTGGTTCAAATACATATTATTTGGATTCAAACGGACAATGGGTAGTATCTAGTTCAACTTATATAACTATACCACAATCCGATCCTCCAACTGGATTAGTTGTAGATAGAAGACCTAGGCAAACATATACATTAGATATTCCATTTGGTAGCAATACTTTTAATAATTCAGATATAGCAACAGGTTATGTTAGTATAGCTTTTGCAGTTGAATCTAACTCTAGTGTATTTAGATTTAATAACCTTGTTTTAACGCAATCTGAAGCCCCATTTTCGGCACTTCAAACAGAAAGGCAGTTAGGTACTAACATAGCATTATTAAGGGAAATTGAGGTTCCTTATGGGGCAAATTACCCTGAATTATTAGTATCTAATACTATTGGTTCGTTTTTTAATAATTCTTTAGTTAAACTTCAGAATTGGTATAGATATGGTAAAAGCGGAACATACTCTACTTTAGTTAGTTTATTGTGCAGACAATACTCTAATATCTTTAATAAGAACATGGCAACATTAGAAGCAGATTTAGGCGAATCTCAAAAAGATAATGATTTTGTGTATTTGAATAGTAAATATACTGTTCAAGATACTTCAACAAACACATTATCTTATGGCGGAAAGACATTTATGGCTAACAGACTAACACTAGAACCATATTATAGTCAAACACCATCTTTGCAATTATTAGAAATTACAAATGATGATAACGCATCTGTAGAAACAATAAAATATTTAGGATAATAATAAATTAAGATATGGCATCAGCAATTAATGGAACGAATATAGTGTTATATGAATACGATAGCAATGCTATCTATTATTTTAATGGTGGTGTATCCGAAGGTACTATAGGCGGAACTCCATATTATCAAATGAGTAGAACTCAAATTTCAGGAGATTCTACCAATTTTACTAGAAGTGCAGATGGCGAGATAGCTTGTTTTGTTACTGATATTGGTGATCCTAACCAGGTAACTGTCCCATCAGGAACATGGGTATTTAAGAACTATATGTCTATTACATCCAATGTAACAGATGG